TCTGAATATATGAAAAACTACAAATCAAATTATGTTGAAACTACAAATGGAGTTCCTTTGTTTGTAAATCCTGAGTTATCAAAAATACTAGTTGTCCAGTCTTCTAAGAACGCCATTGGTCTTGACTCTATTCCTGTAAATGTAAGTGTATATCCGTTTCTATCACCGAATGCTGCACCTGTATCCATTGTACCTGTATTTAAGTCCATTCCGTTTTCAAATCCTAAAGCTAAAATAGCATCATGACCTGAAGTTAATTTTGCGTTTAATTCAACTAATATTCTCACTTTAGTTTGTCCTAATAATTTTATTTGGTTTTGGTCTTCTTTTGTTAATTTGTTTAGCATAATATTTACAGTAGGTGTGTAAAATATCGTGCCATTTTCAGTTGATCCTGTAATTGTATCTGTAACAGATGCAACGCCTAAAGGCATTACATATTTATAAATACTTTTACTGTTCCAATTAATTGTATCAATTTCTTGTGGGTTTGTTCCATCATAAGCCCAATCAGTACTTCCAAAATCAGAATATACTGAAAAGTAAACATTTTTAACACCACCTGCAATCCTGTTGCAGTCAAGACCTCTACCTTTTGTTAATGCTGTACACGCCATGTTATTTATTTTTTAAGGTTAAAGGAGTAGGGGCAAAAGCCCCCACTTCTGTTAAATTTGTTTTATTATGATTGGTGAACAATATCAGCACCAACTCCAAGCTGAACACCCATTGAGTACTTAGCTACACAACGTAAATTATCACTTCCATCTAAAGAAGTCATATCTAGTAAAGCTATCCTTGTAGTATCCGAAAGTAAATCCGTCCCTGCAAATAAATTGCTTCTTTCTGCTGCAACTAATTGGTTTATAGCCATACCTGGGCAAACTGCGATTTTGTAGCCTTCAAATACAGGCTCATAATCACCATTCATGTTATAAGCGTTTACATATCCTAATGTAGAAACTGCTGAAATGTAGAATGCATAAGTTTTAGGTGCCATGTATATGTAAAGGTCTTCCTTAGTTAAAACAGGTGAAATATTAGCAGCCATATCTGCTGTTAAAGTTTGTAGGTTTGCTATAATGTTAGCTGCTGTATAAGCTGCTGATGCTGTTGAAGAAACAACTGTTCCATCTACTGCAAATGCTCCTGTTGTACCTGTTAAGAAGCCTTCAAATTCACCATTGTTAGCTGCTGCTCCAGACCATATAGAAGTTTCTGCTCCATTTGCGATTATTTCTCCCATGTAAGAAATTACATAGTCTTCAAATGCAGGTGGTGGTGGTGCTCCTGCTCCTGCTCTCATTTCTAACGCCTCCCATGATGATACTAAATTTTCTTTACAAAGGTCAATATTTATTTGTAAAGCCTTGGGAGTCAATACTTTCTCAGTCATAGCAAGGGTTCCGTGATCTGTGAAATCGCACGTGTTATTACGTACAAGATTTGAACCAGCCATTTTTTGGATGTTACTTTTAAATTTAACGTTTTCAATTAACGTTAAAAAGTCTAATGATTTTGCTTGTTTTAAAGCTGCTGAAATATAAAATCCAGCCGCCTTACCTGCAAAATTTGATGTTACATTAAATGCCATTTTTTTTGTTTTTTAATTATTATTTATTTTATTATTTATTTTCTTAAATCATGTAAAAACTTATCCCTGCTTGAAAGTTTGTTATAATCTTTTCTGCTCAAAACAGGTCTTTCTGAACTAAACTTGTTGATGTTTATAGGACTATCAGCAGGTTGCTCAGATAATTCAGTTTTTAATTTTTCGTTTTCTTCTTTTAATTTTGCTATTTCATCTTCTGCTGAAAATTCAACAACCTCTGTTGTTTTAGTTGTTACAGTTTTTGGAGTATCACCTGTTTCTTCTGTTTCATCAGACATTTCAACATCCTCAGCTTCATCACCACCCATTTTAGATTTGATATCAGCAATAGCATCTTCAAGGTTTTCAACTTTATCTTTTAATTCTTCATAAGACTTTGCCCAATCTGCTTTTTCAGCAGGGCTTTCATCTTCATACTTATCTTCATCTTCTTTAGCCATTTCTTCTTTTTCATCTTCTGCTTCAACTTCTTCTTCCGTTTCAGATTCAATAACCTCAGCAACAACACCTTCTTCTTCTACTCTGAATGTAACGCCTGTATCCAATTTATAAGTTCCAATTGGTAAAGGTATTGTAGTACCATCTTCTGTAAGTACTGAAATATCAACACCACTTTCTAATTCTTCTGCTGTTGAGACAAAAATTGTACCATCTTCACCTTTCGCTTGAAAAGCTAATTTGATTTCGTCTTCAGATTTATCTAAACCTAAAGCAACTAATATTCTTTCTTTTATATCCATAGTTTTTGTTTTTTTTATTAAATAGATTTATTTTAGTTTTGTTTGATTTTCGTTTATTATTTCATTCAAAGCATGAAGTATTTCTTCATCAGTTGGTTTACGTTGTTCCATAGCTTCAAAGCGATTTGCAAAGTAGCCTTCAATAGATAGACCTTTTAAAGAACCTGATTTAATTTCTTGCCACAACTCATCATTGTTTATTTTTAGTTTAACCATCCACGTTCCTTTAGGAAGTGAATAGCCATACAAATTACTTTTGTCAAGTTTTGTGTCTTCTATTATCCAACTTTCAGTTGTTAAAACTCCTGATACTCTTTCTTTATGTTCGTATGTTGCTTTGTGGTGATTGTTATGTTTTAAATATAACTCACTTGCTTTTCGTACTGTTTCAGGGCTAAAATAAACATAATACTCGCTATCTGTATTAGGATCATATCTAAATATTTGTTTGTTAGGAATTAATGCAGGAGAAACAATCATTCGTTTTTCTTCATCTACTTTTGCGAAAGTTAAATTGTTTTTCTCTTTTCCAAAAAAAACTAGATTTTCTTCTATTGCAGGAGCAGATACTAAACTAATAGCATCAATAGCTAATTCTTCATTTTCATCACTTATTACTAATTCAACTATTTTAGTTGTTTTTAGATTTTCGTAATAATCTTTGTTAGCTTCTTCACATTCTGCAATAGTGTCGTATTTACACTCACCTGTGTTTCCCCATTTTACTTTTCCGTCTTTACATTTTTTACAAGGCATATTATTATATAGGTATTTAGTTAATATATTTGATTTTTAAATTGTTGATCTTCTTCTTATGTTTGCTAATTGGTTTTGACTGTTAGTCATTTCATCAGTAACTACAAAGGCTTTTACAGGTTCAGGGGCTTGACCTTGCCCTAAACTAAATGAACCACTTAACATTTGTGGTGCAGGGGCTTGTGTATCTACTCCTCCTGCTCCTGCTCCTCCACCTCCACCTCCACCTGGTGATACAGTTTGATCCGACATAATTTTTCTCAATTGTAATGCTGAAAATGTAGCGGCTGCTCCTGCTTGAATAAATGGATATGCAGGAAAAATACTTGTTAATGGGCTATCTAAAGCACTTGTATATGCATTTTGTACAGCCTCTACTCCACTTCTTCCAACTTCTGCTATTGCGGCTGCTTTTGCTATTTTTGAGCCTTCTCCTGCAATTTCTCCTATTAGTCTTAATCCATCTTTTGCTAAACCTTTTTTGGCATCTGCAATATTTTTTTCTCTTTTTAATGTTTTAGCATCTGCTTCATCTTGTATTTCTTGTTGTTCTGCTGCATTTTCTTTAATAATTTTTGTTTTATCTTTTTCATATTTTTCAGTTAATGCTGTTGTTTCTATTCCAGATTTTTCTGCTAATTTAAGTTTTTCTTCATATTGCAATTTTAACTCTTCTAATTCTAAATCCAAACCCTCTAAAACAGAAACTCTTAATTCATTTTCGGCTTCTTGTTGCTCTTTTGTTAATGCAACCTGATTGGTTTTTTGCTCAGATAATTGTCCTGTTATTCTTTCTTCTATTTCTAATAATCCTATTTTTGCTTGTTCTAAAGCCAAAAAGTTTTCTTCATTTTTATTTAATTTGTATTGCGCCCTTGCTTTTTCAATAATAATATATTGAACATTTTTTTCTGCATTTAATTGATCTACAAGTATATCATTTAATTTTTGGTTTGCTTCAATTCTTTCTGCAAATGTCTTAGTTTCATCATCCCTTATTTGTCTTTGTATTTCCGCGTTTTTTCAAGAGGTTAAAGCTAACTTTTGCAATGTTATTTCGGCTCTACCTGCCCTTTTTTCTATTTCTACAAGCCCTACTGAATTTTGCCAGGAATCCACTAAGCCTTTAGAAACATCAAGTACACTTGCTGTCATTTTACTAAAACTACTTTGTAATTTATCATAAGTATTATCAACACCTGTCATAACATCAATAAACTCTTTTCCTGCATCCTTTGCTGCACTACCTGCTGCATCAAAATTTCCTTGCACCAACTCTTTAATAGCAGTTGATAAATGACCTATCATATCTAAAAAGCTTCTTATTCTTTCTAAAATATTATTTACAATAGCTTGGCCAAACTTTTTTAAACTTCCAACAGGGTCTTCAAAAATGCTTTTAAAATACCCACCTACTTTTCCTCCTAAATCAATAAGA